AAATTTAAGTAAAAAGAAAGATTTAATCATCTTTCTTTTTCATTTATTTCCATCCGTGCATTTAGAAGGACAAAATTTTAAAAAAGGATTTGTTTTAGAATTGTTTTAACGAAATAGAAAAATTGCGAATAGGAGTCCACCCTTCCGGCAAAGAAAAAAGGATTGAAAATTGTATCAATCCTATGCTTTCAATATGAAACCATGCGTTAACTTTAATACTTTGAATACCCGAATGATTAACGAGTGAATACCCTAATTTTTTAATAACTTTCTTTTTTGATGCATGTAGGGCATTCCGCCAGATTTCTCACCAGTTTCACGTCGGTACCAAATAGGCTATTTTCTTTCTACCTGATTAGAAAATGTTATTTCAATAAGAAAAAAGAGAACGATAAACTCCATGAAGCAAGTGCGGTTTCATAATTAGTAATCAATCATTACACTAGTGGACTCGATAAATACTTTGCTATTCTATCTTCTGTATCAATATGATTTGAATCTTGACTTATCTGTAGAGTATTAATTACGGTTCCAGCTAAATCCTTTAAAACAAATTTGTCCTTTTCACAGTATAAATATTGATTATTTTTTAATAATCTTTGTCCCAAATTGTCTCGATCTAAATAAGCTGCATCAATTGCTTTTAGATATGGTTGAAATGCATTCTCTGACATTTGTTGTGGTGTCCATAATGCAACCATGCAATATTTACTATCTGCTTTAATATAGTATTTACCATATCTGTTTGGCCTAAATACAGAATATTTAACAAAGTAATATCTCCATTCAAACAATAAATTCGTTTCACAGTTTGTAATGTAATTATTTATTAAACCATCCAATACCTGATTATTAAATGTAGTTGATGAACTTAGTAATTGCACAAGGCAATTCTTCGTTTCATCAAATCTTGCAGCTGAACTTTGATGGAATATCATCTTCCAAGACTGAGAATCAGTAGCCCCAAAAGAATATCTCCAATTTCTTTCGACCCTCGAATAGTCACCAAACGTTAGTAACGCACATGAAATTTTATCTTTATTACATGTAAATAACTCTGTAAATCTATCAAATAGAACATCGTTTTCAAGTCCAACAACCGAGATTTGACCATTCAATAAGTCATGATCTTCTAATTTGTTTAATGAATAAATTTGAGTTGGATGGTTTAGCCTCCAAGCAATCTTGGCTTTCTCTTCTTCTAATTGGGTAGAATTGAAATTAATCGAAATATTATCTACTATTTGACCATTAATAATTATTGATTTAGTTTGCTCCAGTATACTTGGCAATCGGTTACCACCAACACGATTCTCGCTATCATTCATTTCATCATTAGAGTTCGAAATCAAATTATTCACTATTCTAATTCTCTCGCTCATTTGAGAATCTGTAATCAATGGTTTGTTTAATGCATATTGCATGAAAGCATATAGCAAAATGAATTTAGCAAAAGTAAAAGATCTGCTTCTACGCTCACTGTAGTTATCGTAATAGCTAGTTAAACAATCTTTCAATAAATCTGTATTATTTATATTAACTAATTTTGATTTATTATCTTCCGATCTAATTGAAACAAATTTATCAAATAAATCGACTTTTAAATTAGATCCAAATTGATTCCAACAATCAAATGCTTTTTCTAAAAATAATAGATGTTTTTCTCTATTCGAATTTGAAGCACCAAAATATTCGTTGATTAAATCAAAGTCATCATAACTTCTATTTTGAGGTGAATGTTTTTCTTCATAACAAATTACATCGCAAATATACTTAAAATAATTCAAGAATAACGTATCTGTTAATCCGTCATCATTTCTATAATTCCATAAAAAATCAGTCCAATTAAGATCTATTTTACTTTCAATCTCTTTTGACTTATCTTTACTTATAGTTCCTATTTGACGTTCAAACTCTGCTTTAAAATGTTCAAATGGTGTTAATGGCTTTCCTCTTGAATTCATTTTTATATAAAGTTCATCCGTTAATCCCATATTTTTAATAGGAAGAAAATAGAATTGAATCTTTTTTCCAGCATTTAACTGTTCCCATAGATCAGAAACATTTTCAAAAACTTTATTTAATTCATCAATCATTACTAACATGGAGCTGATAGTTGGATCGTTCTTCCAATCCAGTGGAAACCATGACTGATTTATAATTTGATCGGACAATGCATCAACAACATTAAAAACAGGAGAAAAGTCAATTAATTCTCGGCAAAAATCTCTTGAACTGTATCTAGTTTCATATGTGAAATTTCGAAGAAATAAGTATTCTGATGAATCTAAATTTGCTTTTTTAGCTGAATACCAATATAGTAAAAATAAAGTTGTTAATCGTTGTTGGCCATCCAAGGGAGTTAATCTACAATTCTTATCAATGTCACCATAGATGAAATCTAAGCATATACCATCACCATTAACAGCATTAAATAAAGAGTTTAAAAATCTATCTCTTATCCTTTTGACTTCTTCGTTTTTTCTTCCTTGCGCATAGTCACGTTGAATTATTGGAATTACGACTTGTTTTATTTCAAGCGATTCTTCTACATCAGTCAACATAAATAATTCATTAAAACTACATAAGTATGAATTTGCCATATCTATTCTTCCTCATTAAAAATCACAATAGGATTAATGTACTCTTTCAAGATATCATTTAGTTCATTAATATAAGAATCTCTATCAGCTTGTCCCCAAAAATGAACTTGATTTACATCAGAGGCTGTATAATATTTTAGGAACACCATTTGTGTACAATAAGGTACAAATTTTCCATTTTTAATCATCTTAATAATTTGATTTCTCTTAACATCAAAAGTTGAGTTATTCAGTGCTGCATTATCTTGAGTATTTAAAAGTGCTAGATTTGATATCGAATGTAAGTATTTAACGTTCATCCCCTCTGACAGTAATTTCACAATCATTTCTCTTATTTCCTTAAACTTTTCACCATAGCCTTCAGTAGGATATGTATCCGAAAGCATATCATTCACCTGATTCTTGATATCTTCTAATTCATCTGCACTAATATTACCGACATCAACTTGAATTTGTCCTACAGTATTTAAAGAATCTTGATGTAATTTTAGCCACTCTTTCCAAGCGGCTATAGTCTTCATACCTTCAGATTGTTGTGCGTGAATGTGTTCCAAACTCCATTTATTGCTTTTATATTTGTCAAATGGAAACCATTGGCTTTCTTCGCCATGTAATCTTGTAGATTCAACGTTAAATAATAATAGTAACTTGCTAATGTTTCTATAATCGGTTTGATTCTCGTAGCTTAATTCGCCATAGTTTTTATTTGTTTTTACTGATTCTTTAATTCTATCAATTAATAGTTTATTAAAATCACTTTTTGTTTTCCCAATTGATAATTTATAAATATCCTCAATCTTTACACCTACAGTAATTAGGAAGCCTATTCTATGATATAAATCATGATTATGATACCAATCTTTTAAAATCAAAAATGTATGTTGAATATCGTTCCAAATATCTAGAAGTTTGGTAGTTTTTCTTAAATTATCAAAATAGAAGAAAGTTGCATATTTATCATTACTATCCTGAGTCTTTGAAATTAAATTTAAAATCAAGTCAATTCTTGTTTGGTAAGTACTTTTTGTATTATTTGTTAAGAAATACCAAAGAGAGCTATCATGTAATTCTTTCTCTATAGTATCCCATTGTAACGATATTTCTTCTTGTCTATTTTGAATTGTATTCTTACTTGATTCCGATAAGAAGATAGCCTTAACTAATTCAGATGATGTTAATGGAATTTTACCAATATTTAAGCGTTGGAAAAGTGAATTTCCATCTTCTTGACTTTCAACCTCATACCAAATAACATCGACTCTTTCAGATAGTTTCTTGTAAAAATTGAAAGATATTAATGAAGGATTGTTTTGATCTTCAAACCATTTTTTTATGGCCATGTATGACTTTTTAATAAAATAAAAATCAATATTTTCCTCAGAAGAATTTTCGTTAATAGTGTTTAAATACTGCTCTGATCTTGCTCTTACTTCAAACGATAAATTAAACTTAGCTTCGGCAAACGGAATATATTTTCTTATCACATTGAAAATCAAAAAAATAGTAGTTAATCTTTGTTGACCATCAATCAATTCAAATGATCCGTCTTCTTTTTTCTTAATAACTATTGGCTGTAAGCAATATTTATAATCACTTTTCTCATCTATTTCTGAAATGTCATCAAGAAGTTTTGTCGCCTCTTTTCCCCATCTATATCCTCTTTGATAAGCAGGAACAAAAAATTGGCCATCAATTTCAGAAATGTTTTTTGTTTGCAAAATTATATTTCCCATATATCCACCTTTTTAATTAAAACAATTGATTATAATTACATAAAACATGGTCCCTAGAAAGCCGCCTAATATAAACCTTCCAACCCTTGATTTTTGCTAAATCAATTAGTTCTTCTGCTTCTTTGGCATTTTCTATAGATTCATCTAGATAAATTGAAGTAACAAGATCAGCATAATATTTGTTTTCATAGTTTCCCAATACGACCCGCCACTCTTTCTCATTTTGCCACGAGCTATCTTTCATCAAGAGTTGGTCCTCAAACATTTTTGAGATATCTTCTGCTGGATTAGAATTAAAAATTAAACCTTTAAAAATATCTATACTTGACAATGCTTCCCTTTTCTCTAAATATTTGACTTTCCTTAGATTATCCATAAGATATTTATCGGTTAATTCATTGAAATCATATTCTATACAAAATCCTTCATTTCCATCGGCATATGTTCCCCACATTGAAGGAATATCGTGACTTTCACTCATAGAAAAGATTTTAAGTTTTTTACGAAGTGAATTGTTAAAATTTATAAGTGGTTTTATTTTTTCCTCTAAGTCTTCTTGTTTTTTAATTAGCGATTGATTGACTAAATTATATAATTCAAAGTACTTATTAATGTTTTCGGCGGTTTCCCCTTTTGAAAGGAGATATTGTCTTTTTTCAGCATCGCTATTCTTCATGATACCTATCATCTCAATCAATGTTTCTTTAGGTATCATTTTCAAAGATTGTTTTATATCTTTATTCGGAATACATCTTTCTAAAATCTCGACCAATATTTCACATTCACTTGTGTTGTAATAGTCTTGGATTTCTTTATATTCTTTTTCTCCGCCATAATAAACAATAGAGTCAGATTTATCATTCAACGACAACACATCTGAAAACCACAAATACCCATTCTTCAACGCGTCGAGATACTGTGGAAACATATTTGATTTTATTGATCTATATTTATAAAGTTTCATTTTTACAAACCGAATTAATTTTATCCATCCTGATTTCAACAGAAAAAATTAATTGTTCCTTTTTTGGTTATCAACCTGAGCAAGTATTTTAGTGAATATTTCATTATTCCATTTTGGTGGATAACCATTTTTTCTAAGCAATCTTACAAGATCCATCGAAAGTTGATTTTTCGTGTCTTCTCTTGAAATATAGTCAGTATATTGGGATTTATCATCAATAAGTTTCTTAATCTCTTTTGCTAAAGGAATACAATTTTGCTCATCATAATCAAACTGATGATCATCTCGTACTCTTACTAGAATGTCGTAAATTGCTCCTTCTAGAGGCGAACCAAAGCCTTTTTCTTTGTAAATGTCTCGATCCTTAACGAGTTCATAATAGTGCTTAATTAACTCTTCTGAAAGACTATCGACAAAATCTGAAACAGTTTCACTGACGAACACTAAGTTATCGCGATTATTGTATTTGTCAATTGTTTGCTGCAGTTTTTCAGAGTACTCAATTGCCTTAAGCTTATTCATTTTTCCGAACTCTTTGATTGCTTGTCTTAACAATTTAACTAAAGCATTAAACTTTGAAATTGGCATTTTTGCTTCTTCTATCTTTTTGATAAATGCGTCTGAAAAAATATCTTCTCCTTCGCCTAACTCCTCAACAATTTCTACCCCACTACATTGAATTGCATCTTCTACCATTCTTTGAACATGTTTGTTCATTGTTTCAGTGTCAGGAGTACTTCCAATTGTTTGTTTAAAAATTATTGACCTTATAACGAAATAGAAGTTTGCTTTGTTTAGGTCCTCATCTGATAGTTTTCCTGTCGGGGCAACCAATTGATAGGCTTGTTTAAGCCTCTTAGAATGTCCCATGAAAGAGTTTTCTCTCTCTTTCTTATGTTGTACAAACTCAACCGCTCTATCAATACAAAGTAACTGTGCCAATGGTGTTCCATTGAAATAATCTGCAGCATCAAAGGTGTTGAGCATTTCGTTTAAAATCGCTAATTCATTTTTGAAAATATCTAAACTTAAATTGACTTCCTCAATCGGAATATCCTTGATGTTGCCATAAACTTTCATCGCTTCAAGTAATTCTTGATAGAAGCCAATATAGTCGACAACGACCCCTTTATCTTTGCCTTTAAATACGCGATTGACGCGAGAAATGGTTTGAATGAGTGTGTGCTTTTGAATGGGTTTATCAATATACATGACTGATAAACTTGGTACATCAAAACCGGTAAGCCACATATCCACAACAACAGCTATTTTGAAATTAGACTTTTCGTTTTTAAAGGAATCTGCAAGAGATTTTCTGTACTCTGCCGAACCCGCTAGTTCAAATAGATCTTTTTTATCATTTGCCCCTTGAGTGGCCACAAATTTTATCTTTTCAATAACTGTGAAATCAGACAATTGTTCTCTTGTATACTTGTCATCATCCTCTGTTTTTTTCTTAATGCCCCACTGAGGTCTAAGACTTAAAATGAGGTGATAAAGATCAAAAGCAATTTGCCTATTCGAACACACTATCATGGCTTTTTGAACAATATTTGGTTTGTTCTTTTCAAGCTCTTCGTAGTGACTAATGATATCCCAAGCGACCTTTTCCAATCTATCAGGATGACCAAGCAGTAGGTCAATGGCGGTCATGTCCTTGATTGATTGCTCAACTTGATAATCATTAGTTCCGATTGCCAGACATGTTTTATAGTATTCATCAATCTTTTTTGCTTGTTCATCATTAATAATTACGCGAGCAAGCGCTGGCTCATAGATAATACCAACAGTAATTCCGTCTTCCTCGCTTTGCTTCATCGTGTAACTATCCACGATTCCACCGAAAACAAGTAGTGTTTCATTGATTGGGGTACCGGTAAAACCAAGGTATGTTGCCTGTGGAAATGAATCGTGAAGATATTTAGCAAACCCAAAACTAGTTTCTATTTCTCTTGCAGTAACAATTTTTCTCAACTTGTTATCAGTATCGGTCAATAATATTTGATCGTCACTTGACACCGAGACTTTTACTTTAGGGCCAAGATTGATTTGCGAACGATGAGCTTCATCCGAAATACAAATAATATTCGTTCTATCAGATAGCATGCCTGTATCTTCTGCAAATTTTTGAACAGTAGTAATAAATACACCACCGCTTTGCGTTGATGAAAGTGTATCCTTTAAATCTGTTCTACTATCAATACTTCTAACATTTTCACTATCATTTAAATATTTTTTAGATGAAGCAAATCTATCAGTTGTCTGATTATCGAGATCTTCTCTGTCAACTATAATTACTACTGTTGGATTTCTAAACTCTTCACTATGTGTTTTAACTAATTTTCTGGCCAAGAAAAGCATTGTATAAGTTTTCCCGCTACCTGTAGCAGCAAAATACGTTCCACCCTTACCATCACCATGTGGCTTCATGTGTAATCTTATACTATCCAGTAGTTTCTTAGTTGCAAAATATTGTGGATATCGACAGATAACTGGGAATTGTTCTTTTGTACCCTTATCTGGATAAATAATGAAATCATGAAGAATTTCTATAAATCGATCTTTTCGATAAAATCCATTTATAACTGAAACGAGTGATTTTATTCCTTCTTGTTCAGCATCAACATCTTCTTCCTTTTTCCAGGCATAATAAAATTCATAAGGTGTAAATATCGTTCCTAATTTAGTATTGATGCCATCAGTTATCATCGATACAAAAGAATATTTCAGTGCTTCTGGTATACCTCTTGTATACCTAAGATGGATTTGTTCCCAAGCGTCGTGTATAGTTACTGATTCATCTTTAGCAGTTTTAACTTCTATGATTGAAACAGGAATACCATTCACAAATACCAATATATCAGGAATTCTAAGTCCTAAATCCTCTATTTCATATTGATTGATAATTCTAAACTTATTGTTGCTAAATGTCTTGAAATCAATCAGCTCGACAAACAGATTGGGCAGTGTAGAATCGTCTCGATAGATGCTAAAACCATTGTTAATCTTGTTGAAAACTTCTCTATTACCTTCAAATAAAGGATTAGAAGAAATAAAAGAAATCTCATTAATTATTTTCTGAATTTCGTTTTCGGTAAGGGAGTTATTATATTTGTCATTTAAATACGATTTTAAATCATCAGGAAAAAGAATGTCTTTTGTTCTCCTATGTAAGCCAGGACCAAAAGAGTATTCATAGTCTTGCTTTTTAAACAAGTCAATTATGGCTTGTTCCAGTATGTTTTCTGTGAAATTGGGCATTATAAATCCCCCTTATAAATATGAACATTTAAGCGAATACTACTTATTTTAACTGATGCTACCTTTTATTAATACTGGACAGATTATATTAATTTGCTTTTTTAAACTATTATTTATACTCATGCGCATTTCATAAGTTTTAAATACTTCTACTATATCCTTTTGCACCTCTATATCAGGAAGTGGAATAAATATCTCTTCCTGAAATTGTTGAAAATAATATCTATTTCTAACACTATCCATAGAATTAAACTCAATTCGTCTTCCAAACTCAGATCTTTTCGTCCATAGTAGTAAATACTCTGGAAGTAATTTTTTTGGATTATTTGAATAGAATACTATATACTCTTCCGTACAAATTCTTGGCTCATCAAATTTTGATATACTTATAACACCATTAACTAAAGATGACGGAGCATAAACAAAGTCATTAGGATAGAACAAATTGCATTTTCGTAAACTTTCAGTTGTTCTTACTTGGTTTGGTTTAATAAAACCATCCTTACCAATTCCAACTAGGTTGTCATATTTTCCATCCGTATTCTTTTCAATTCGTTCTGTTAAATATTTCCCTACATTTTCAGATTGACTATTTCTTCTTAAATTTTCAATATAGGCTTCGCAAGTTTTTTTAAGATCATCAAGACCCTTTTCATATACTTTTTGATTTGCAACCATTGCAAGATAAACATCAACTACTTTCTGTTGAACTTCGATTGAGGGTATATCTATTTCGATATCGCACATGTCATCCCAACCGAAAGCTTCTCTGGCGCTTCCCCATGAATTAAACCTTGAATATCTATCAAATTCTGGTCTATTGAAATACATGTATAGATAAAACGGTAAAAGCTTAGTTGAATCTTTTATTCTAAAAGCAACATAACTCGAAGAACAAATGTATGTTCGATCAGAGTCATTAAGGGCAATGGTGATTTTCTCACCGTTTCTAGACGTGATTGTCACATAACAAAATTCAAGAGGTTTAACAATTTTATAAGATGTTAATGGTACCCCATCCATGTCTGCTTTTGTAGGTATGAAAATCTTCTTAATTGATATACCCCTAACATCTGTTACATCAAATTGCAAGTCTGTGTTTTTATTATCGGTTAATTCGATATAATCGCCTAGCCTACTCAATGACATAGCCAATACCTTCAAAAGCATCTTTTAACATCTGTTGCGTTTTCTTTTCCTCTTCCAACAAATCTTTCATTTCTTTTTGAATACGAGTCATTTCTTTTTCATAATCAATCTCTAAATCCTTATCAACAAACTCAATATATTTCGATGGCACTAATGAGTAATCTTTTGTTGCAAGTTGATCTTTAGTAACTGATTTACAAAGTTCGGGTACATCTTTATATTTGGATCTATCAACGTCCTGCCAATTATTATAAATAGACTTAACCTGTTGAATTTGCGTCTCATCAAAAGTGACAAACTTTTTCTCAAATTTGTTTTGATTCCATGTTCTTAGATCTACAAAAAGAACTTCTCCAGTTCTGTTTCTAAGTTGTCTGCCATTAAGGGTTCTAGCTTTCTTGTTGTTGTTAACAATCCATACAGTCACTGATATATCTGTTGAATAAAACATTTCTCTTGGTAGAATCATGATAGCTTCAATTTTGTCTTCTTCGATTAATTTTTGTCTAATAGCTTGTTCAGCACTTAAAGCTCCATTTGCTAATAGGAATCCAGCAATACCATTATTTACATCAAGCTTATTAATCATGTGTAAAATCCATGCATAGTTTGCATTGCTTTCAGGTGGCGTAATCAACTCTCCGCCCAATTGGAACTTACAATTTTGACCTGTAGTAGAATACCATTCTTTTAGATTAAATGGTGGATTAGCTATTATATAGTTCATCTTCTTATCTTTATGTAAATCTTCAGTGAACGTTGAGATAGCTTTATTGCCTAAGTCATTTGGAATGCCTCTAATAGCAAGATTCATTTTAGCAAGTTTATAAGTGGTTGAGTTTTCTTCTTGTCCAAATACAAAAAGTTTTGCTTTATCTTTTTGATGAGCCTCTAGAAATTTATAAGACTGTACAAACATCCCACCACTACCACAACAAGGGTCGTAAATTCTACCACTATATGGTTCAATAAGTTCAGTTAATAACTCAACAATCGGCTTTGGTGTGTAGTACTCTCCTGCTTTACCTTCATAAATTGAGAAAATAGACAGAAAGTATTCATATACTCTTCCTATCAAATCCTTATCGTGAAAATTGTTTTCTGATATTTTATTAATTTCATCTATGAGTGACTTGAGTTTGCTTGTTTCAAGATTAAGAGGAGCATAGAAGTTTAAATCTAATGCGCCTTTTAAGGTAGGATTTGTATCTTCAATATCTTTCATTGCTTGATCAATAATAGTCGCAATATTACTTTGAGATGCATTGTTAACAATATAATCCCATCTTGAGGATTCATTTAGAAAGAACACATTTTGGCTTAGATAAAATTGAGGCATTTCCAGATACATCTCATCAAAATCTGCCATTAATTTAATTTCTTCTTGTCTTTTGGAAAACTTATCACCAACAAATTTTAAGAAGACAAGACCCAATACTGCTTTTCTGTTATCTGATTTTTCTTTTGTTCTTAAAATGTTAGCACATTTCCAAAGTATTGCTTCGAGGCCAGTGCGCTTTACTTTTTTTAGTTCATTAAAAATGATTGCTTCGATATATCCAGTCGATTCTTCATCTTCTATAGCTGAGCCTTTGTTTTTTTTCAACAAGTCTTTTATTGCTTTATATGCTAATGATATATCTGCCTCATTGTCATACTTTTCTTCAACTCCCGATAATAAATCGGTTGAATTAATTGTCATTCCTTTTGAATCAGACGCATTTAACAACTCCATCACGTAGTCTTTAAAATTCTTTTGGGTGATTTTTTTCTTTGTCGTCTTTGCTTTTGCTTTTGCTTTTGTCATTCTATTTTTCCTCTTCGTTTTATTGATCAACATGCAACATTCAAAAAATACTGCTTACGATATTTCGATTCCATGTTCTTTAAAAAAAGGCATAAGTTTTCTCTTCACTTTAATCGTGGGCTCGTGTTTGCCTCTCTCCCAGCGGTTTATAGATTGAAACGAAACGCCCAATAATTATGCAAACTCAGTTTGCGATAAAATAAGCTTCTTTCTAAGCTCTTTAATAGCTTCAGAATATCTCATATTAATTCCGCCTTCTTGATATATCAAAATTATACCACTTTACTAACAATACTCAAAATGCAATTTTCATTGTATCTAAAAGTAATAAAAGAGGTTATTTCCGAAGAATATAACCTGCTCAACAACCATATATATTATTAGAAACTACTTGTTAAACTCGAATCTTATCTCGCCCTTTCTATCCACTACTGCTCTTCTTAAAAATACATTCCATAACGTCTCATTCCATTCAGTAATCACTCGTGGCGCTTTTTCAAAGTTTTCATTGAAGCCTTGCATCGCACTTTTTCGAAGTGCAAGATCGGTTTTCTTATCTTTCAACTCAATTAGTCTTTCCTTCTTATCTTCAAATTCCATCTCTAGCTTTCGATATTTCTTTTGATATTCTTCTTGAGCGATTTCAATGGATGAGTTTTCGTTAATCATCTTTCGCACCATATTTGACAATGTTTCTAGTTCTAGACTCAATTTATCGATTTCATCATCAAGTTCTGATGTAGTAAATAGTGTTTCATAACTTAGTTTCAAATCTGATAGTGTTTTTGACTCGTTAACCATGTATTTGTTATAGGCTGCGATAAATGCGTCTTTAATATCTTTTTCGCTCAGTGTCGCGGTTTTACAGGGATGCTTTCTTCTAAACTTCTGATTGCAGTGCCAGACAACTTTCCGGTAAGGATCGTTGCTATGCCAAACCTTTGGACCGTAGATACCACCACATTCTCCACACACTAACTTGCTAGAAAAAAGTGATTTAGAGGAATAGGCTTTACCAATTCGTTCACGCCTTGCTAATTCAAGTTGAACCATATCCCACTCACGCGGATCGATGATGGCATCATGCGAATTCTCAACGTAATATTGCTGGACTTCGCCATTATTCTTTTTAACCTTATGCGACAAGAAGTCGACAGTGTATGTCTTTTGAAGAAGGGCATCCCCTTTATACTTTTCGTTTCTTAAAATGTTATGAATCGTGCTTGGTGGCCATTTGCTCTTTTTGCCTGGTGAAAGAATACCTCTACTTTCAAGATGGTCGCAGATGTTTTTAGCTGTATGACCCTCAAGAAACATCCGGTAGATGAGTCGCACTGTTTTCGCTTCTTCTTCATTAACCTTTAGCTTGCCGCCTTCCCCTTTTTCAAAGCCTAGAAAGGTAGAATAGGCAACGTGGACTTTCCCATCACTAAAGGCTTTACGATGTCCCCAGGTGACGTTTTCTGAGATCGAGCGGGATTCCTCTTGGGCAAGAGAGGACATAATCGTAATAAGAAGCTCACCTTTTGAATCAAAGGTATAAATGTTCTCTTTTTCAAAGAAGCACTCGACCCCATGTTCTTTAAGCTTTCGGATTGTAACGAGCGTATCAACTGTGTTTCGCGCGAAACGAGAGAGGGATTTAGTGACAATCAAGTCAATTTTGCCCTCTAATGAGTCGCTAATCATAGATTTAAACCCTTCGCGGTTTTTCATGCTTGTTCCGGTGATGCCTTCGTCTGTATAGACATCAATGAACTCCCAATCATCATGTGATTTGATGTAATTGGTGTAATAGTTAATTTGTGCTTCATAGGACGAGAACTGCTCATCGCTATCGGTTGATACCCGAGCATAGCCACATACGCGGCGCTTCTTAAGACTCGTATGGAGCGACTTCGTTAGTGGATTAATTGTTGACGGAATGACTGTGATTTTCTTCATATTCTTTTCTTCTTTCTTTTTGTATTTGTTTTGATTTGATGCGGGCGCGCTCTTTCATCGCTATCGTCCAACTGTCCTTACGGCTAGGTGAAATCCATGCTTCCGTCATAGAGGTCCCGTCCATCAGTAGAAACTCAAGCGTTCGATCATTACGAGCAACAATGGCTCTGATTGTGGAGCGAAGGTTTTTCTCTTCAATTACTGCTGAGTGAATGACTTCTTTGATAAGCCGCTTTATTTCGCTTTCTGGAATGGCATTTAATGGACACACATCTTTACCTTTTGAACGATACGTATTACATCGCCATATATACTTGTCGCGAAGTTTGCCTCGTCCAAGTGTGCACCCGCAATGACCACATTTGATTAATCCTGAATAAAGATGGTTATGTCTTACTCGCGAGTGCGGATACTTGTTATCTCTTCTTGCCAATTCTTCCTGGACTGCCTCAAAGGTAGATAAATCAATGATGGCTTCATGGGCATCATGAACTATGTAGATCGTTTTCTCCCCCTTGTTGAGGATGGTTTTCTTGCTTAAATAATCGTATTGATAGGTCTTTTGTAAGTGCAGCTCACCGGTATAATCTTTGTTACGGAGCATGTATTGGATGGTGGACTTAGAAAACTGCTTCTTGTGTCTGCTGGTGACGCCTTCTTTATTCAGTAACTTAGCAATTGCGTGCGTGCCATATCCTTCTAGGTAGAGATTAAAGACACGCTTCACGACTTCTGCTTCTTCGGGGACGACAACCAGTGTTGAATCCTCAATACGATAACCAAGCATCGTCTTCGAGTACACGAGTCCTTGCTTGAAGTTTTGTTGAATCCTCCAGAGCATGTTCTCACTCACGGATCGAGCTTCTTCTTGAGCATAGCTAGCAAGAATAGAAAGCATCACTTCTCCATCGCCACTAAGCGAGTGTAGATTTTGTTCTTCAAAAAAGACATCCACCCCTAGCGATTTTAGCTCGCGAACCGTATGGATCAGTGTGATGGTATTGCGGGAAAACCGCGAGATCGATTTCGTGATGATCATGTCAATCTTCCCAAGGCGACAATCCGCCAGTAACTTTAGGAAGTTCTCCCTGTTATCAAGTGTGCCGCTGACGGCTTCATCCGCGTAAACACCGGCATATCGCCATCCCTTATGATTTTGGATGTAATTTGCATAATAACTAACCTGCGAAGAAAGCGAATGAAGCATCGCGTCCTTGCCAGTAGAGACACGCGCATACGCAGCAACACGTTTCGCTTTTTTGATTGTCGGGATTGCTTTATATTTGATTACCTTTTGTTCCATAATATGACCTGTTTTTCATGTTCATATTCGCGTAATATAACTTAGATAGCAACTGTATTAAGACTAAATACTGAGTTATCTTTGATACCATATTTACCGCGCATCATACCTTCAATATGACGTAGTTCATCACTAGTAATAATGTTCACGTTATATAGTTCTTTTAGAACTAATAATGTATTAATGAAATCACTTAGATTGGATCGATATTCATTCATCGTGTTTCCCCCTTCCTAGCCGATAACAGGCAAGTGAACAGTACTTGGCATCTGCTCGTCCATACACTGTAAAAGGACGCCCACAGTAGGCACACGTTTTGTTATAAAAGGCCTTGCGGTTCACCTTATCAAGATTTGCATTCCACCAGGTCATACAACACGTCTTTGAGCAAAAGATCTTCTTTTTACTTCTCGTTTTTCTCACGAGCTTTTTGCCACATTGTTTACATAAATCAGTTGTCTCGACTACTTCCTCTTTACGCCGTCGAAGAACTGACTTCACCGTCCCTAGTGGAATATTCAGTTCTTTGCTGATGGCTTTGTATCCCAGCCCTTTACTTTTTAGTTCGTTAATCAATTCTTTTTCTTGTTTGGTCATTTCCATACCCTCCTACCTGTAAAAGGAGAATTAACGAGTGTTTGAGTAGCAAAGAGATGAAATTTCTTCAAATTCTTTGGCTCCCACGTCTTCGTTCAAGAGTAAAAGGACAAAAACAACCAAAAGCGGACATTAAAAAGGACCCAGCGCGAAAGCTAGGCCGTTTT